TGTTACTATATTTGACATTTTATGCCTCTTTTATAGTCAGTGTGTATCGAATTGTAATACAAATGACTGGTGATTTCTATATGTAAAGCTATAGCAAACCTTCTTGTTTTAACCACAATCCGACATGCTCATATCCTGGCATTCCTGCATAGTATTCCTGTTTATCTGTTTGTGGTGGTTCTGGCAACTTATCCACAGGTAAATCTGTTATTGATTCGCCTTTAGTATATTTATTCTTAGTAAAGATCTTAGTATCTCCGCCACTGTGGCGGAGTGTTTCACCTTTTCTGGCGGAGAACTCCGCCACAGAGGCGGTGTTGTTAAATAATATGCCAAGTAAGATTTTTCTATTATGCCCCTTTCCAATAGATTCTATATAGCCCAATTTGATTAAATCTTTTACTTTTCTTTCGACAGTTCTTAAAGGTATTGAAGATTTTTCAGATATTTTTTCATTGGTATAGATAATTATTTTTTTGTCTTTAAGCACTTTAAACAAAACTACCATAATAATTTTGTGATATGGGTCTAAAAGTGGGTTATTGATTACAATATGAGGGATTTGATCGTAAGGAACATTTGAGTTTTTATTAGGCATTTGTTAATATTTCCTTGTGATTTTGATTAAGTCGGGCAGACATCGTCAAAATTGTTAATAATTAGGTATAAGCCGAACAGGGTGGCAACCCATGGGTTCGGCTTTTTTATTTGCGCGGATAATAACTGATTTTGAAAGGTATTTGTATTTTCAGGAAAGGATGTATATCATGCGAACCGCAACATAAGTGGTCATCACTGATGCGTTCAAAAAAGAGCCGGACGATGCGGGTAACATTGTTCCGGCCTTTGTTTATTTCTTCTTCTTTTTCTTCTCAGCAAGACTGTATGCTATGGCCAATGCCTGATTTTTTGGCTTGCCTGCGTCAATTTCTGCTTTTACGTTTCTTGAAAACCCTTTCTTGGTCTTGGCTTTGACGCCTTTTATTAGGGGCATTTTGTTGGTTCTCCTTAATCAATATATTTTTCCGGCTTCCAATTCCAGTTCCATGGGCTTGCTTGTTTGGGATGCTTGCGAAAGTGCATTTACAAAAGCCTCCATGTCACTAGGATTTAAAGGTTTATAAGGGTTTTGTTTTGCCTTGATAAGTTTCTTTATAATTTTTTCCCTTGATTTTTCATTGGATAATAATTTTGTTATTGGTCTTCCAAGTAAGGCTGGCAAAAGGGCTGAAAGCATACCGCTAGGTATACTGCCTGTAGATGCCGTTCCAATTATCCCTCCAAGACTTGATATAACAGAAGATGCCTCATTACTCAAACCTCTTTCGCCTGACCGAGAATTGAACATCACTGTAAGCGGGTCTGTGTTTTTTTGAACCAGTGTGCTAAAATCTTTTAACTTTTTAATTTCCCCTGGCGTTAAAAGAGTCTTTTTTTGTCTTTCGCCTAAACCATCAAACAAGGTTCTTAGTTTTAAGGGGTTTAATTTTCCATCATCAACAGCACGGGAGAAATAATCTAATGCTATGGCTTTTCGGTCGTTATCTGGAAGTTTACGAAGCAATTTTTCTAGTAGGTTGCTTCTATCTGTTATGTTGCTCTTTTTTAGGAAGGCGTTAACAAGCAAGTCAGGGTCTCCACCTTTTCTTGTAAACTTTGTTATATCCTTGTCTTCAAATGGTAGCCATTCATTTTTGTAAAACTTCATTGCCTTTTCACGTAATTGCGTCAAATGAGAATTGCCACTATTGTCTATGGCAGAATTAATATCCTCTAGCGCAGCATCTCGTAATTGAGCCAGTTTTTTTCCAAGTCCGGAATCACCCTTCATGAAAGAATCGGATGCTTTTTCCGCTAGCTTGCTTCTTAGTAAATCAGTATTTTTCAGTGAATATCCTTCTTTCTCACCTTCCTCGGCAAGTTGTTTTAGAAGGGTTTTTGTAGAGGAATCTGTAAGCAGGGACAAATCCTTGTCGCTTTCTATTTCTTCAAGCAAGTTTTTAGCCTTTTCCCTCAGATTAGCCCTGTCAGTAATTACACCTGCGTTGCCAGCTGCTTCATTAAGGGCGTCAAAATATTCATTTTTTGTATTCCTTGTTTCCTTTTCCGCCTTAAGCAATGATTCCTTGATAGATGCGCCAGTGTTTTGATTCTTGTCAGAAAACGCCGAATGTCTGCTAGTATTGAAATCATTAAGGATATCGTTGCCCCTGCCTTCAATGGTTTTTGCTGTTCTTTGCATTGCCTGATTGGCTCCAGAAAAAGGCAAGTAAGGCAACTTGTTTTCAAATTGTTTTTTGAGAAAAGGATTTTCAATAACATTTCCTAGCGATGTTTCAGTTCCGGCAGTATTTTCCATTGCCCGCTGTAATTGTTCGGGATTTAATGGGCTTGAAGGAAGAAAGGATTCGGGGTTTCTGGCTATATTGATGCCTTTTTCAGCACCCTTCAAGGCACCTTCACCAAACATCCCCATCAATGCAGCTGTAATCGGGTTTTGTTCTTCAGCAATACCATACAAGCCAGCTGCGCCAGCTCTTTTTGCAGTTCCTGCAAGACCCTTTGCCATACCTCCAAGTTTTGCATACGGTGAAAAGCTTCCCAGACCCCTTAATAATTCATCGCCAGGCTGGTCTTCACCAAAAATTGCATTTTGCAATCCTGTTTCGCCTATATGTTTTTGACGTATGTAATCAAGCAATCTTCCTCGCCCAACATCACGCTCATTCAGGTATTGGGCAATGTTTGACGGTATGTTTAATCCACCCTTTATCCCCTCGAGCAATCCAGCGCCCACATTTCCAGCAGCACGCAAGGGGTTGGTTGCTATTTGTCCAGCCGATTCATAAGCCTGACCTGGAACCTGTTTTATAAACTCCAGAAATGCTTCAGGTGAATTGGCTATACCCTCCTGTATGTCTCTGGCAATTCCTGTCAAGCCGGTACGATTTTCAGGCTCCATGTATTGCTCAAAGTCTTCTTTTGAAGGAATGTATTCACCAGCATTTTCATTGGTGGTTCTGTAGGCATCAAAATCAGCCTTCGTTGGCTTATATGACATTAACCACCTCCATGGCTGGATATATAAGCCTGTCTTTGCTCAGGACTTAAAGACATCATAAACTTGTCAAATTCTGCTTTATTTTTAAATGTTTTTCGGGTAGTGCTGGATGAATTTGTTGTGCCTAGCTTGGACATTAATATTTTTTTTGTCTCCTCTACTTCTTCTTTTAGACCTTCTAATCGAGAATGCCAACCGCCAGAAGTTTCAGAATAACCCTTAGTTAAAATATCCAGACCAATGTCTATGCTTTTATCTGTACCAGGTAATTTAAAGGCATTTACATATTTATCTGCTGCTGCTTTAATTTTTGAAGATAATAATTTTCGTCGGTTAGGATTTGGATTAAAACCATATGGATCGTTAAATTTAATTAAACTTTCAAGCATTGGCAAAAAAGTATCAATACCTGTTATTTGTTTTTCTATATCGCTTCTTGTTGCCGTTGTCATATCCTGACCCAATCCACTTCCACCCATTCCCTTGCCTTCCGCAATAGCTCTGGCCTTATCTCTTTCAAATGCAATCTGCTCCTCAGGCGTCATAGGAGGGCGTTTGTTTTGTATTTCATTAATCTTTTGCTGCAACAAAGCCATCTTCAACTTCTGCTCCATAGGCATATTCTGAAGATTCATTCTAGCCTGCTGATTGGCAAGACTATTCCCCTCCATTTGGGATGCAAATAACTGTGGCTGCTGCTCAAGCTGCATTTGCTTGAAAGCATTCATAAGCTCAGCCTGCTTTCTTTCCTCGGCAAGCTTTGCTGGTTCCTGACCCATCTTGTAGCCTTCAAGAATATTGCCGAACAAATCAGCCATGGCGGTTCTCTGGGGAGATAATTGCGCAAAGTTTATCGGGTTAAATGCCATTGTCCTCTCCTATATAAACTTTGACATAAGCGTTGAGCCAACGGTGGAACCAGCGGGTCCAAATGGCATGCCAGCAACAGCGCCTATGCCTTTTGCAATACCGCCTATCATGTCTTTCTTGTTCTGGTTTTTCTGTGACTGACCCTGGAATGCAAGTTGTGCCTGCGTACCTAGAAGATTGGACATGTCACTTGCGAGATTACCGGATGCACCATAGCCTGCGTTGTAGAACTGCCCAAGACCCTGCATGCCCATGCCCTGTATTCCCATAAGGTTTTGTAGCCATTGCTGCATATCCTCACCCAATAATGCGTCAGTTAATCGACTTTGGTTGGTAATATCATTAATGGAGCCTCGCATGCCACCTGCCGCTGCACTGTTACCTGCCGCTCGTTGTGCCTCATCGCGCCTCAATTGATAGCCCCTTGATGGCTGGTAACCCTGCATCATGGCTTCTAAAAACGCTGTAGGGTCTTGCGCCATCTGGTTTAGCTGCGGACTCATGGTGTTGTAGGCACTTTGTCCCTGCTGGATAAAGGGGTTGTAGAGTGGCTGTATGGTTCCTGGAATCTGATTCAGATACGGCATTGCAGCATCTGCGGGGTTCTTGTCAGCTCCGAACATTTTGCTTAGAAATCCCATGGTATATCCTTATACGCTGGTTATAGTTTCAATGACGCCTGCTGCTGTCTTTACCTGTAATTTTGACAGTGTTGTATTAAACCATATTGAACCATTTTGCGCCTCTGGTTCAAGTGCTGTGATTTGTGCAGTTGTCTTGTTTGGCACGATTATTGCATCAGGGGTTATGGATGGAAGAAGACCACTGGAGCCTGGCGTAATTGTTGATGCAACGACGCTATTTATCAGCAACATCGCAAGGTTCAAGGTTTGGAATGTCTGGTCATTGTACAAATAAGAGTCAGGCGTTAGGGTACCGTCTTCTCGTGTGTAGTGCATGTTATAGAATGCGGGTAAAGTTGGTATCATTTTTGCAAGACCTCAGCTACGCCATCCTTGCACACAAACCTTTGCATGCCCCAAAATCTGAACTGTGGGGTGAATTCATTTGCCTGACCCATCCGCCACCAGCGCAACTGGTTTCTGTAGTGTCCACGGGTATTGAGCTTCCTCCCAACAACATTGGAAAAAGACGCGTTGCCATTTTTTGAAAAGGTCATGTCAACCCTTGGGGTTATGGGTTCTGGTGAGCAAAAGCCGCTTTGCGAAATAAGCGGTATTCCTGATTCACTGACAAGTGGTATGCCTGATTGCGACACAAGGATTCCCACGCAGGTGGCTGTGTCTTTCAGGTAATACTGATTTTCACCCTGCTCAATCCAGAAGGTAAGCATGCCTACCCTGAAAACGGACGAATCCTCAAGCCTGATTGTCTTGCACACACGAATGCGCGGTATGTCCTCAGGGTATGCCTGTGGGTCAATGCTGTAATTGTAGCCTACAAACTCTGTGCCCATCTGATAGAGGGAGCCATCATTGATTGAGATGAAATAGGTGTTGCCATTGAAGTAAACCACATCGCGAGCTGGATGATAATCCATGTTTTCACGGCATACATGGAAGAATAGACCAGTTGTAAAATCATGGATTAAAGACAGATTGTCAGCCTCATTGTAAAAGGTAATTTGCCAGAACAAATGACCATCCTGCCTGAAGAAAAAGGCCGTTGACTGGTTTGGGAACTCTATGGTCTGCAAGAGATAATCGATACCGTCTGTTGAGATACGCCTGTGTGATGAGCCATCTGTTACCATGATGCAGGGGGCGTTATTTTCATTTTGTGCTAGCCAGCAGACAAAGTCCTCATTGGCTGCAATGGTTGATACTGACACACAGCCACTATCTATGTTGAATGATTGCAGGCGCCTGTAGTTTTCAAGGCCACCAATCTGTGTCCATACCTCACAGACGGTCTCGCCAAGAACCAAAACGTTATTACCCTTTCCAGGAAGCCTTTTGATTGCTATTGCGCTATCTGGCTTGGTTTGTAGTGAAAACTGGGTGTTTTCCTTGATTGTTGATGTTGTGTCGTACTCATAGGCGTACCATTTTTGTGGGTCAAGGCTGTTTAATGCAGAGCCTATCAGAAAAAATGTATTGTGGTAGGTAACATAGTTGGGCGTGATATTGTTCGAGACAAATATTGTCTGCTTCACAAACTCATCAGTTGCCCAGTTATAAATCCACGCGGCCTCGCCATCCACTATGCATATTTGGGATGATAAATTCTCGTCAATGAATACCTCACCAAATCCTGTATCAAGGTTTCCAATGGGTTGTGGTGCAAGTGATGGCAGTATCTTGTAGACAGTCGATGAGAAGACAGCTATCAGGAAATTACCCCGGACAGAGTGAAAAAGCCCCCTCCCCTCTCCTGCCACAAGAACCTCTGAAACCTTCTGAAATCCTGCATAATTAACGAGCCAATCATCGGAAATAAACATATTGTATGTTTTTTCATCTGAAATCTTGGGGTATCGTCCAAATATTGAACTTCCAACTATGTTGACGGGGACTGGTACTGCATTGGGTACGTTTGTTGCCATGCAATACTCCTAGCTTGGCGGCATGAAACCGCGCCCGATATTTATCTGTGCGTAGTTGTAGGAGCCGCGTTTTTGAAGTGTTGATGTTCTCTCAACCGTAAGGTCAAGTGTCTTTGACTTGCTTGAGATGAAAGCCTCATACTTGCCAAGCTGTCGCAAGGCATTTGGGGGCGTTGTAAAGTTATACTCAGAGCATATACGGTCAACGAGCGCCCATTTTAAATAGGTTGTGTAGAACTGTTCATAGGTCAGTGACAAGTCCTGAAAAAGCGTTACAGGAGGAAGCATCATTGAGCCTTTTATCAGTACAGGATAGTTTTGGTCTGGCTTGAAGTAGACATAGAGATTACCGCCTCCGAAGGCTCTTTCAAAATACCACTCAAAAGGAAGGGTGCTTATGTTTTCAGCCCTTGAGGTGCCAAAATACCGGTTTCTGTCTTGAAATCGCATGGCATATCTGACCGATTGCAGATAAAAGACAATAGTGTCTATGGCAAGCAGGCCTTCTATGAAATATTTTTCCTGGTTGGCCACAAAATTCATTTCTATGGTGTCTTCAAAGGGAAGCATTCCATCATCGACATTCTTTTCAGTAATTATGTTGTTAAGCCATTTAAGACCGTCTGCTACCTGACCGCCTGAAACTGTCTCGAACTCACGGGAAACAACGCCGGAGGCATAATACGCATCACTAATAAGCTCATTCGTGTTATAGGGCATTCTTGCCTCCGGTTGGTTGAAAAGGCCACCAGACTATGATGGCCATTGATGATTACAGGGGAACCAGATAATCCTTGTAGCCTATTACATCCATGGTCAATGCATCTGAGCCACTTGTGACCTTGTATGAGATGGCTGCATTGTTTTCACCTGTTGTAACTGGCATCCATGTACTTGCTCTCTGACGTACTGCAACACCGCAACCATACTCAAACATGGAGATACCAAGGCCTGCACCGATTGTGAATTCGGCTATGTTGGTAGCAGAGTTCGGAGTAAAGTCTAACTGGAAGTAAACCTCGCAGGCACGGTCAGGAACCACGTTATTAAGATTTACCGTGTTGTATGATGTGGCTGCCCCGGCTGACAGAACTTCAAGAGGCTCATCGTAATAGATGGTTCTTGTCTGGTCTGTGCCATATTGATAGAAAATCTCAATATTGCCGTTAGTCAATGTAATCCAGCCAACGCGTCTGTACATGTCGTAGCCAAAGGGCAGGGAGGGTGTTGGGTCAGCATTTAGCGCATTGCTTTGCTGTGCGACCAGAAGACCTGCTGTTGGCTGGAACAGGGTGGAATCACCGATTACAAAAACGGCGTACATACCGGTTACCATCGCAGGAAACACGTCAATATCACAGCCATTTGCACCGACTCTTCTGCCATCTATTACCACTTCAGCGTCAAGGGTGATGTCATTGACGTTGGTGGTATTTCTTGCGCTACCGGGTTTTAAGGTAATGGTTTTGGTTGATGTAAATTCTATTTGCAAGCCATTTACATACAGGTCTCCAGGGTAAAACAAGGGTATATTTGGACTAGGCATTATATTCTCCAGAATTATCTAAAGCCCCGGTTGCCCGGGGATATCATTTGTCAATGGCGAACTATCAGGAATCTGGAATAGCTACCATCATCATATAGTCGTCTACACCTGTCTTGCCCCAAATGGCGTCATGGAAAGTACCCATTGCAGCCTGGTCAATCAACCAGCCGTTATACATACGAATGGATGCACCTGTATCAGCGTCAATTGCTGTATGGCTGGGGAAGGGATTTGTCATAGGCAACGTGGGCATTGCAACATAGAATGGGCGGCCAGCCATGATCAATCCAGCCCGATGGTTAGGCAGGAAGGTAACCTGCATGCCAGCCACAATTTCAGTGTTAATGTTCTGGAAGGCACCGGAAGCCGCTTGCAAGGGAGGAAAGATGTCAACCACAACATTACCGGACACGTCACTTGCAGCATCAGCCTCGACCCTGAACTGTACGGGCGCTTCAGAAGGGAAGTGACCATAGTATGTCAGGAATCTAAGGTTATTTCTGTTTGCAACGCCATCATTAAAAGTAGCTTTGTCGTAGTGCTTGATAGCATCGGCATCGGATGCAGAGGCACCGGAGAAGGTAATCTGGATTACGCCACCATCTGCATTTGTCACGGTGGAGACAACTGTCAGTGTAACACCGTCATTCCCAACGTTACCTGCAACGTGTCTGTGTAACAGGTTGGAGCGATAGAAATCACAGCCATTGAAGCTACCAACTTCCCATGAATAGGCTTCGCGGTCGTTTCTAGCCTGAGCAAACTGGGAAAGGTTGGAGTTAATAATATTTGGATAGGACAAGTTATTTAGAACGCATTTGGTATCATTCTTGGCAGCCCCAAAGACACGAAATTGTTCAATTAGCTTATCTAATTGTAAACTTGTTGAAATATTGGTCAATCCGTCCCCAAAATATCTATATGTATTATAGGAAGCCACTGTGCCCAAATCTATTTCAATGGATGCAGACATTTCAGCCATAGCGCTTCGACCGAATTGATCCATATAATCGCGAACGTTAAATATGTATTGTTCGGAGTTGAAGGCATAGGAGATTGAGCGTTGCTGGTCGACTGTCAGGTTCTGAATTCTCTGTACAGCTGCTTGAAACGCAGGTGTTAAAGTATTGCTTGTGATGAACCTGGTTGGGATGTCAAAGCTCACTGACGAACCAAGGTTGCTCGGAATTTGGTCATTGAAATGTCTGAATTTCATGTTGGCCAGATTTAGCCACACGTTCATATTCAGCAACAAAGCCATGTTGGCTTCGTTATACGTCTTGACCTGTTGCAAGATATTATTTGGAATTGCCATTGTAGAGACTCCATGTCGTAAGTGACTGTTCTACAACGGCAAGATGAGTATTATCTTAGCCAGCTTTGCTTTCTAAAATCCTGAATTCCCATCTCACCGCTGTCTGCCTGAGCACGTGAGTTGGAAAGACGGTCTAATGGCTGTCTTGTCTGTGTTTCAGCTGCATCATTGAGTGCCTTGCGGTTTTCAGTGATGGACTGTGAAAGTTTCAGTATTTCTGCCTGAGCCTTTCGTGGGTTACGCAGTGCAAGATAATCCAGGGTGGCAAGTTTCTGCGGGTTTTTTGATATTTCGTACAGGACGTCAGCAGCATTGTCGAGACCTGCTACAAGGTATGTAAGCTGTGGCATGGCCTGCGGGTCAAAGTCTTCTGTAATCTTGTCGAAATCTTCATAGTCACGCCTGCCATTTTCAAGGCTTGATGTGTATTTCATCGCGATGCTGGACATTTCATTTTCAAGCTGTCGTCTTTCGATTTCAGCTGATATTTTCTGTTCAACCTGTCTTGAAATATCATCTATATCAACATTTCTTGGAACTTCCTCGTTCCTTTGAGCCTGCTGACTTTTCAATGCCTCAAGCTGTTCTGCGTGACGCGCTTCGATTCGCCTTTTTTCAGCTGCAACAATAGAATTAACCTCTTCCTGCGCAAATGTCTTGGGCAAGTTATCGGTAAGATTATTGGTGGCAGCGTCGTTCTGGATGTCCATATCCATCTTTTCAACTCCCTGTTTCCTCACGTCTGTGTGAGTGTGCCCCGTTATCGATGAGTTTCGGCTTTTTTTATACCGTCTTTAAGCTGACGTAGAATGCCCTGATTAAGCATCAGGTGGCTTTATATAGTATTAATTATAATCAATATGTTATGACTGTACAATATTGCTATATTTTCTTCAATTCGGCTCTTTTTCGCCAGTGTGCCTGTTTAAACTTGGCTTTTGGGTCACCGCACCAGGGATTGAATTCTGCCTTTTGTTCGCGGTAGTAAACTATCGAGTCTTCGCAATCATCCGGTGAGCTATACCAAATCCGTCTGTCCATATTGTCTATCAGTTCCCGTACATCAAATCTTTTCATGATTACTTCTTCATCCTCTTTAGTGTCTCTGCAAGTCTTGCCTGTCTTGCGGTTGTTTTGTTCTTGCTTTTCTCTGCCTTTTCAAGCTTGGCTTCCGGTATATCCTTGCCTTTCTTGATACCAAGCTTCTTCCTGAGCGCCCCCTTGTGTTTCGGGTTAATCGCGTTCGCTATCCAGTTTTTCTGACCTTTCATGTCTCATCTCCTTCGATTCCTCTGCTATCTCCATGACAGCCTCAATAGCACTTCTGGTATTTTCTGCATCAATCTGGGCGGCCTTTAACTCATTTTGCGCCTGATTGTTATCTATCTTTGCCATTACATCTATGAACCTTGTCTCAGAGTCGCGCTCACGGATGGCAACATTAGCCGCGTCATTCCTGGCCTTTTCCTCAACCAGCATTTGGCCAAGCTCTGTCTCTGTAGGCGCATTAAGCTCTTTCTGTAATTGAGCCTCCTGCAATTGAGCCATTTTTGCCTGTTGCTGCATTTGCATCTGGGCTGCTTGTTGTTGTTGTTGCTCAAATTCCTCTGCCTTTCTCTTAAGCCCGTCAATGCCACGGATATCGATGTTATCGAGGATTGTCTGTAGGCCAGACGATGCTATGAATTCCCCAAATTTCGGTATGCTTTGAGATAAAGACACAATGGTTTGAAGGGCTATTTCCTTTTGCATTGCAAAGTTAACGCCAGTCTCGATATTTATCTGAAGCGCCTCAGAATCAAAGTCCATATAGATAGAACCTTTTTTATTCACTTCCATATATTCACGCTTACCGTCTGGCAGGAGAACCGGAAGGGTTCTTGGTGTCCTGTAATATTTGGGTATCAGGTCAGTAAAAATCTCTGCAACGCGGTTTAGCCCTTGCGTAAAGCCAACAAGATAAGGCAATGATGCGCCGTTACTCATGATAGCTGAGCGCGCAAAGGCCACTCCTGACATGGGTGCATTTGAAACCCCATTGGACGGGTCATAGCTTCCAAGAATCATCTGGGTCATTTCATCTGACATTCTGAATGTCTGGGCAATTTCTGGTGGTATTGGCGTTCTTGTTATTTCTCGCGGGGGCGGAAGGGTGACATCTGGATTATTTGTATCAAGGAAGTGGTTGTAGAGAAGTGTGTTTGCATGCTGCAAGTCCTGATAGGCTTCTTGATAATCAGTTGGTATAGATTCAATAGCTGCGACTATCTTGTGCTGTATGGTTGAGTCCAGTTCATTACCAAGGGACTGCCCTGCAAAGTTTTTCAGTCGTTGAATGCCAAGCGCATTATAGACATAGGGCTTGGTCATGTGGACAAATGCACCAGCCTCATTAAGTGTGACACCGTTGCCGTCAAAATAAACAATGGGGAAATACTTGTAGTCCGTCTCATCATAATCAAGCACGGTTGACTCACAGAAGCGATACCTGCAAATGGTTTCAAGCACCGTCCAGCGCTCGCGCAAGACAATTGGGGGCTGCTCTATGCCGCCGTATTCGTTCCACTCCTCAACAAACTTGTCATAATCCTTCCTGGTTACCACTTTCCCATTGGATAACTGAACAATCTTTGTTCTTATTGGTTTTTTTTCATAGTATTCACAGACAAGAACGATATTTTCCTTGCGCTCTGTGATGAATGACCATTCAAGACCAGAAAGCCCGCGGGTATATTTAATGTCCTTCGTAACTGACTTACCCCACTTGTCCTCACATTCTTCCTTTGTCATCGGGTAAAGCTCGGCTATGAATTTCCCGTCTCCCTTGTGAGACTTGACCGCCATGGGGTCAGGCACAACCATGGTTACATTATAGGGTCTATCAACGCATATTTTCTGCTCGAATGATTTTGGATTGACGTAGTCTGTATAGACTTTCATAGCTGAAAATCCGCCAGCCGCCATATCGGTAAAGACCTTGTAGTTCAACATATCATTTGATGAGTCAAGGAATGTGGCGCGCAAATGGGCTTCAACCACTTCAATTGTATCTGTGAAGGATTCATCAAGCATGTCAAGCGATACACCGTCCGCAGCGCGTACAGTAAGCGAAGGCTGCTGCTTGGCAAACTCACCCCGAAGCCTGTTTACATACGCTTCCAGAATATTGAACTCGACTGTGGGCATGTTCCTGTCAGCAAGCGTTGCAATGTCATCGTCTGTCAATGTCGACTTGAACACATAGCGCATGAACTCGTTATACCTGTCCACATTCGCACGGTTTGCTATGTATGCCTGTTCTACAGTTTTCTTAAGTTCAGGTAATTTGTCCTGATATTTTTTTGCCACTTCACCCATTTATTAACCGTCCATGGTTATTATTAGTGCTATTTAAGCCTTAAGGCGTTTCTTGTCTTTATTGTTCCGAGCGTCTTGCTCAAGCGGTTGGACATATTTTGTGCTATGACTTTCCTGTCCTCGTCAATGCTCTTATCAAAGTATAATGTTTTATCAATCAGTGCAATTCTTACAGCATCGTAAGCCGTGTCGCAGATATCATCATGCCTGTGTGTGGCATTGGCCGTAATCTTTGACATGTGCTCTATGCAGCGTTTTGCGTGTATTGCATTGTGTGTGAATGTTATCTGGTGTGATGCTATATAAGGCTGCATCTTGATGTGTCTGTCAGCCTTGGAGCCATCCGCTATAGTTCTGCCAACATCCCTTACAGCAAGCCCTGGCAATGCGCTTAGGGCGCTTAGAAGGGTGACGCCAGTTGATTTCTTCTCGATTGCAGCTAAAAGGGGCGGCACAGGATGTGTCATGCAATGGGAATAAAAGTCTATGAAGGCGCCTTGTAAATCCTTTGGCTCAAGCCTTAGTTCCTCGCAAGCCAGCCAGTGTAGTGCGCGCTGACCTGTCTTTCTACCATTGAAAGTTACATCGTAATAGCCCCAAAAGCTCAGAGCGGTTGCGTCATTCCATGATTTATTGGTCTCGGCTGTATCGGCCGTGATAAACGTACAAAGCATCTCCGGTTCATCATCAAGCATGAGAAACCATTCCGGTTTGAACAGTGCGCCCCCGGCAGGTATCGGGTTTTGTTGATACTGGGATGCAAAAACGTAGGGGTCAGTCTGCTGTCTTGTCAGGAGCTTTTCAGTAGGGTCAACCTCGGGGTAAAGTGCATTTCCTGCATCATCAAGGCTTTTCAGTATGACTCGATGCCAGTTATAACCATCCTTGCCGTCCAGCAGGTGAGCTGCAAGGTCGTCTTCGTGTAGTCTTTGGCCAATAAATATAAACGGTACATTAACACCTCTGGGGCGCTGCTGGATTGTTTCGGAATAATTCTTTATGACTGACTGTCTTATAGTATCTGAGTGAACTTCATCGGGCTTATGCGCATCGTCAATGATTACAGCACCGGTGAATCTTCCAAGCCCCGGTAGCCCTGCATCTCGCCCTGTGATTGCACCAGAACTACCGAGTGCTGCAACCGCCCCACCATCAACTGTCTGAAAGTATTCTCGAGCCTTTGAGTCATGCCTGATTTTTACATCGAAGAGATAGGCGTACATGGGAAGCTGGATAATGCGCTTGATAGTTTCTGTGTGCTTTGATGCAAGTTCCTTACTATAGGAAATGTAGAGGAATCGGGAATCAGGCCATTTTGCAAGCGTCCATGCTACCCACATGGCAAGCATGGTTGATTTACCGGAACCTGGGGAAACGTTTATCACAAGTCTGTGACTTGGTATTTCGAGGTTGGATGCAGCTGTCAGCGCCTTGCAGATAGTAACGTGATGGGATTCACGGCCATAAGGCTTTGAGACAATAAAATCCCTGCCAGTCAGGTGCTTGTAGAAGAACTTGATAAATTCAAGCAGGCTTCCTTTCAATATAGCGCGCTGCTCTTCCCTGTATAAATCTATATCCAAATCAGACATCCTTGTCTTTTTAATAGATAGTTATGCTAAATGTGCTTTAATCGTCCGATTCTTGAAGCTCATCAATGATTTCGAAATCAGCTTTGAACACGGCAACAGGCAGAATCATTTTTGAAATGATTTCCTCGTTTTCTTTCAGATAGTCATAGAGATTGTAGAATATCTCGCAAAATATAGGATTTTTATAGTTTTCCATAAAGTCCATCTTGCGCCTGTGTTCCGAGTGTTCCGGCAATATCTGACATAATTTTGTAAACATGTCTTTTTCTAACTGGAAAGCTACTTGTGTCTTAAAGTTTTTCATCAATAATCCCTTTTATGTTTCTCATCAAGCTCAGTTCTCAAGCGCTCAAGCTCTTCGCGAAGCCCTGCGTTTTCAACAATCTTGTCCTGAAGCTCGGCATCACGACCATAAATTTTTGGCACGAGTTTTGCAGCAATCCATTTGTGAGTGTCGACTATCAGTCTTGAACGCGCTACAACATCAGGATGCGTAACACGCTCTCCCTTTGCGTTATACGAGCAGTCTGAGGCAGCATTATGAGCTACATTCAGTATGTCTTCTGCAAGCAGATTTGCCTGTAAAATCTTGGCTTTTGCGTAGGCCAAACAGAAATCATCATGTTCATTTCTCCACCTATCTATACAAACTTGATGCGGATAATCATCATACAATTCGTGCAATTTTTGAGAACCATAGGGGTGGGATGCGACAACATCGCAAATATATTTACCAAGTTCCGGGGTGTAAGTAGTCGGTCTTCCTTTGCCTCGTTTTTTATTGAGATTTTTTAGGCCGACCTTTTCTTTTAACTGCGGGGATTTCTTCTGTTCTGGCATCTTGAATATCCTTTTCAATTACCTGTTCAGTATTAGCTACGCTTTCTATCTTGCCCGTTCCGTCACACTGCGGACATTTAACCTTTCGGCCACCATTATCAACAATAGTGAAGCCTGATTTGCCGATTAAATAGACGCATTTACGCCCGATACAGGTAGGACAATTCTTTCTTGTCATCTTTATCACATCCTTATGATAAATAAAAATTATACACAATTTCTGTTGATAAGTCTGTGCATACACGAATAAAAGCCTTGTTATATATAGCATATATGTGTTGGACATATTTATATCACAGTTAAAATATTTATTT